CAGCCATTGCTGATGCCGCTGTAATATCTGCTCCATCAGAGTTATTTCTCCATTTATTAGAAGTACCAGTTTCACCAGAATACCATGTAACAGTTGGAGCTTGTCTCATTTCTGTAGGCCAGAATACATTTCCAAATGCTCTATTTACATTTCCTACACAAGCGGCAGTAATTATTCCTCCTGTTGTAGTTACAGCACTTCCATAAGTCCAACTTTTTGTATAATACCTGTGACACTTTTTTAGACTTTCTGAAAATAATTCATGCTCAAATGCCGTAGCCTTCTCGCCAATTTCCATCTGCACTCCAGTGATTTGCCAAGTTGCTCCTGCTGTTGTTATTAAGGCATCTGTAGCACTGCTGTCGGAGTAGTTTGTAGTTGAGTAAGCCGTCCAAGTTGTAGCTGTACTTGCTCCGTCAAAATCCGACCCTGTTGCAAAATTCCAATAAGCAATAAAACCCACTCCATTATCATCCTCAATAACACCAGTTGTGTCACCTGCAATGGTAATAGTTTTTCTTTCCCATGTGTCTGCGGAATTTATAGTATAGGTTTTATTTATTACTCTGACATCATCTCCTTGATAAAGTGTAAATGCAAATGTGCCAGTAAGAGAAGATTTTACATAGAAAGATACGGTTATGGTTTTTGCTGAAGACGTACCGTAAGCTAAACTTTGCAAGTTTTGTGCTTCAATAGCTTGAAAAAGCGAATAGTATTCATCCGAACCAACAGCACTTTCAGCAGTTCCTGTTGTAATTTTTAAAGAATTTGCAAACCCATCAGGAGAATCAGCTACTTGAGCAATTGTGCAGTCATACTCATCAGCATGGCTTCTCATAATAAAATAAAATCTATCTAAATTATATGCAGCCGTTGTGCCATCATGTGCATAACTAAAACTAGTGCCTCTTTGACTGACGTTCATACCGCCATTTATAATAAAATTCTTTGCCGCTAACGAGCTACCCTTATTAACATTGGCAATTAGTGCCGCTAGTTCTGCTGCTTTGCTCATGTCATTATCCTCATGTTGCGTGTACCAATATAATGTTAATCTCTGAGTGAGATGGGGGATCAGAAGTGGATAGTGTCATTGACTCCTCACAAGTAAATGTAATGTCTATGTAATCCCCACTACCATTAAGTTGAATTAGTGTAGTTGGTGCAGGAAGATTATTACTTGTCAAATAGTCAGCAGTTAATTGATAACGAGTTTCAATTCCTGAACCAGATGACCCATTTTTACGCCAAGTTATTTGTTTTTTAGATACATTTTGTTCTGATGACCTTATTGTTCCAGAACATAAGTAATACCCTGCAACGCTTGGAGTATATCTGTGATTAGTACTATCCCAATAACTACCAGTATCTACCACAACAGTTTCCCATTGAATAACTGTGGCGGTGTCCGCAGAAATAGATTGGTCTGTGTCGGTAGCAATAGCTTGAAGTATTAAAGATTTAGGTAACACTAACCCACTGCTATTGATAGTCATAGCCGTTGTACCGCCAGTGTGTGATATGGTATTTACTTTGAGTTCACTTGCCATTATGCTAAATCTCCCACAATTTGTATATCATGGTGCATATCAACAAGAGTGCTTTCATCATTTCCTATTTCAATTGCTACTACACCTGCTGTATCTCTACTAGTATTTCTAGTCACAATTCGACTATCTGCAGTACCTCTAGTTGATCCTGATTGAGAGTATGAGTTAGTAGCTGACATATGAGCGGTTAAATCATATGAATAGTCTCCTGTTCCGTGGTCTGTCTGACCATCAAAATTAAAACTATCATTTCTACTAGCGTCATTATCTGAATTAGTCCAAGCCTTACATAAGCCTTGTTGTAGATTAGTCATAACGCTACCACCTTCACCAACAATCTCGGTCTGACCTGTAGCGTTCATAGTTAGGCGAGTAGTGTTAGCAGTCTTGAGAACTATCTGGTCATTGGTTGAGAGGTCAATGCCACTATCGTTGTCTCCACCTTCGTTATGTATTTTGTCTACTCTTAGTTCACTAACCATTATGCTAAACTCCCATGTGTTACAAGTGCTACATACTCAGCATCAACTACACTACTAGAATTATTTTCAACATTTGTAACAATGGCAGAAGCAGTATTACCACCTCCGTCATCAACATACAAATTACGACCTGCACTTTGACTTGCATCCCCTGCACTACCTGTTGAAATGTGGTCTGCATCAGACATTGGATTACTTAAATTTGTAGTAGCTCTTCCTGTAGCTATATCTACAACAGAACCTATATTAAAACTATCTCGTACTCCAGTTGTATCTGTATTTCCATCTATGGCAGTATGGTCAAAATTAACCCAAGCCTTTGCCAACCCCTGTTGTAGATTAGTCGTTGTACCATTGCCTTCTGCCACCACAGCTATACTACCTGCTGTAGTTCTTCCTGCTATATTGTCTAATACAAGTTTACTTGTCATACTATTGTCCAATATCCTGCGACAGTCACAGTGCTAGTTGAGCCTACTGTAATGGGTCCTGCCGATAATCCATTTGTGCTACTGCTTATTGTAATGTCTGCACTGATAGAGTTGCCATTAGTTCTAATGATTGAGTTGTTACCTAAGAATGGATAGCGTGTATCTGATTCAGACTTAGAGTAGCTGTCAGCTACATCAAACACATCATAGACTACCATCTCCACTACGTCATTTGCTGATGCAGAACTAACTAGCACTACAGTTGTACCTGTCGTGGCTGTATAGTCTGTACCTGCTTTTAACATCACTCCGTTTTGATAAACGTCCATATACAAGCTATCGGTATAGCTCAGTGTCAAAGCGTTAGCATCACTGCCACTAAAAGATGTCTGCCCTGCTGTCGCTTGGTATGTGAAACGACTACGGACTGAGTTCTTTGGTGCTTTACCTATGTATGGCATTACTTCTCTCTATCTGTTCTGTTCTTATAATCACTTCTAGCTGTAACCAATGTTACAAAGTCTGCCTGATTACTTGGAATTGGGTCTGTGAAACTACTGTCATTCATTAACTTAGTAGTCCACTCTGACTGCATACGTTTCCAAGAGTTATTAACCTTACCTGTCATAGCGGCTTGTAGCCACGCATCTAGGTCTAGCAAATCATTCTTTAATATAGTTTGTTCTGTATCGGTCAACTCAACCGTTAGTGTTAGTTTTGCCATGTGTTTCTCCTTAACATACTAGACAGCCTGTAAAATAAGTATAAGACGCAGAACCATCAATATCAGTTTGTGCAGCACCACCATCTTGATAGAAAGTTGCATAAGCAGTGTCACTCGCATCCATGTCTGCTATCACACTTAATAGTACAAACCAATACACTGCATCTTGCCCAAAATCAGGGTCAAAAATTGTTCTATACTCTTGGTTGCTTGTTACAATTTTAAAAACATAGTAATTAGCGGCAGAATCTACATTGTCCAATCTTAAGTTTAAATTAAGTTTGTACTTACCAGTTACAGGTGCAGTAAAAGTGTTTGACGCAAAATCAGAATTAACATCAAATCTTTCTGTACTCCAAGTTATTGTTGTATGCGCACCTGTTGATATATTAGATTGGTCTGTACCATTTTTATGAGCAGAAAAGGCAGGTTGTAATGGCTTGGTCATAATACCATCAGTATCTAATACTAAGGTATTACTACCTGCTAGAGTTGTTTGAGTACCTAGTCCTCGTCCTATAACCTGTGTTAATGCCATTCAATTATCCTTATGCGTAAGGGCTAGTACCCAATGTGCTTGCATCCCAAGCGGCTTTTAATTTAACTATAGTATCTGCGGCATCTATGGCAGAGGTAGATGTTGCATCTCTCAATGCTTTCTTCTTAGCTACACAAGCTGATTGTGCAGAGCTATCTCCAGCCTCTAATGCCTTCATATAAGTCACATCTTCAGCTTCTAACAACGGCTTTCTAACTTCTCTTATCTTGTCTTTAAAGATCTCTTTTGCCTTTGTCATGTCCTCGCTTATGACATTGCCGTTCAGAACCCACGCTCCTCTAAAGTGTCGGTCAGAGGGTTTGGTTACACTTGAGGCATCTGCCGTGTTGCCTTTCATGTCTGTAATATATGTTTTTGTCATGTTATTCTCCTTATGCAGCTTCTTCGTTTATAACCAAATCCTCGCTAATTTGCCAAGCATTTCGCCATTCACGAGTTCTTGGTAACTGGTCTTTCTTACAAATCACCATTTTGGGTTTGTTCGATTTATCCCAATCACGCCAAACGTGTTCAGGTATGTCCTTCATTATAAGATACTCTATTGCTTCTTCTTCTGTCATAGGACCAATAGGTTTCATATTGTGTAGAAGCTCTGGACCTCTGGTATGTTTTACAAAGTCAGGCTTTGCTTCATCTTTCTTCAGTTCCCAATAGGATTGTACTGGTGGTAGTATGCCACCCTGTAATGCACAAGCCATCCAATTTGGGTCTGGGTGTGAAACTTTAGCAGGATTTTCCATTTCATTAGGGTCTTCCCACACTATGCAGTACTCGCTCCTGTAAGGCTCTAGCTTTTCCTTTGCCCAACATAGACGCTCCCATAAGTGTGTGCCTTGAAACTCTGGTGTTTCTATCATGCTAAATCTCCAAATGCTGTATGACAGAAAGGAGCATCTCGATAAGAACCATCGTAAATATACACATCATCTCTTGCTGTAGTAGTGTTATTTTCTTTCGTAGACACGATGTCATTAACTGAAACACCAGACTGTGTGCCATGTGATGCAAATCCAGTATTATTAAAATTATTAGAAAAATTAACTAAGCACTGACCAGTGGTTGAATGAGTTACAGAAGAGACATTAAACGTGTCACCTGTCCATACTCCTGCTGTATCTGAAGCTAAAGTTTCGTCACTTGTCCACGCTTTAGCCACACCATTAAATATATAACTTGTATCTAGTGACTTCTCAGTGCCAGTTTTTACTTGGTCAGACGTTGTAAGCGTGTCAAATGCTATTGTTCCATGTGCTACCATTATGCTAAGTCTCCGAATAATCCAACTAGATTTTGATATGAGTCAAAATTAGTAGAAGTGTAAGCATTGACACTACATTGACCTGCTGCAAAACTTCCAAAACCACCAGTAAATGCGTTACCAAAGTTACTATAAGCCGTTCCTGTTGCCGCACTTGTAAAGTAGTAACCACTATAATTAGCATTCCCCATATCATTTGTAATAGCTAATGTCGTTTGTCCTGCACCTACATCTGTCTGAATACTCATATTAAATGAATCTCTAGCTGCAGTAGTAGTTATACCTGTAAAGTTTATCCATGCTTTACATAATCCCTGTTGCATATTCGTAGTTGTAGAACCACCTTCGCCTGTCACCACGATAGACCCTGCGGAGGTTTTGCCTGTTAGTGTGTTTAATAAAAGTGTACTCATCCTAATAAATAACCTCCAAAATGCCCATAAGCCGCACCATTGTAATAGTCTGCCGAACCACTTCCTGAAGAGTTAAATTCAACGTGTAACGTATCACCACTAGATAACTCTATTATTTGTGTCATAGAAGTTAGCCCTTCTACTTTTCCACCAGTATTTAAATTGTCAGCATGGAGAGTTAATCTAGTTAATGAATTTTGTTGAGTATCATTTTTATGAAATAAAACTTCTGCAGATTCAGCAGAGTCAACTCTCATATACTGACCTACAAAACAAAAGTAAGCTCCAGTTACAGGAGCAACT